CAATCGCGAGGCGCTCTGGCCACGGCCACGGTGAACTTTACCAAGCATCCTGATATCACCTGAGGATGAGTGAATTAAAAGGGGCGGGAGTTAATATCATCCCAACGCAATGCCCGCGATTCTTCGCGGCTTGTGTCACGGCTGGCGTCGAGCTGGAGCCGGGAACACCAGGCGTCTCTAACGTCTATTCAAAGGGCGTTACCTACGATCCAGACGAGCCGGGGACGATCAGCTATCACCTCGACAATAAGACCGTCGGCCCCTTGTCGCTCGCCAAAGTCTGGCGCGATCCCTCGCAGGACATGAACGAAGCCGCAGCCCTGCCAGCACGAATGATCAGCGCGAGAACAGAAGACCATTGGCAACAAATCGCCGACGATCTCGAGCTGTTGCACGTCTATTGTGCCATCGCGCACATCAAGTCATTCGCCGATGGCAAATTCGCCATTGGAATGCGTGCCGTTACCGATGAGGAGGAGCGCGCCGCGCAAATGCTCTCCGACATGCCCGATGTCATTCGCAACGCTACAGGCAGGCGGAACGGCGGAAAGATCGCTGAACGGTTTGACGCGATCTGGATGCCTGCCATGTTCGCTTGGGTAAAGGCATGGGTGGCCAATTACCTTGAGCTTAAAGACATCTGGAAAGCCGCGAATCCTGCCATCAAGATCGAGCGCGAGGGCTTTCCGCTCGTCATCCCGAAAGGTCCACAATTTGAGAAACTAGCCCGCAGATGGGTTAAATAACCAAAAAAGAAGCATGAGTGAAATCACCATTGAAGACATCGAAAAAGAGAACAGCGTTACGCCTGACGTAGTTGCAGCACGCAGCCGGTCATACCAGTTCAAAGGCAAACCCCTAAAGCCCTTTTCCAAATCCCGTTCGACTGCCGCGCGATGCATGGGAAACTCTCTTTTCCTTGGTCGCGCAAAGCCGGACGAAAACGGAGTCTGGGACCAAATTACGCTCGACTCCATCATGGTGGTGTGGCTCTGCTCCGTGGAAGATTCCCGCGTGGCCCGCGCCTGTCTCAATCGAGATCAAGCGATCATTGAGATGATGGGATGGTGGGACAAGGAGGGCGGCGAAATCGGAGGCGCGGAGGAGATCGAGGCCGTGCAGCTTCTGAACATGATCTGCGAGGATATCCAGACCGTGTCCGCATCCGTTGAATCTCCTTCCGGTGGCCGCGACACCTCCAACGTGGGGGAGTGATCGGGAGCGATGCTGACTACGTTTCGACGGTAGCAGCAAAGCTCCCCGGCCAGACTTGGGCATATTACATGGATGAGCTTCCGCTCTGCATCGGCATGCAATTGCGCAATGCAGACCTTTTCGAGCGCGGCTGCGACATTGTGCCACCAGGCAGGAGCGCATCGGCAAAGATGCAGGAGATCCTTGGCGAACATGCGGAAGCATGGTTTAGTTGAGTATGGACCGGATAAAAGCAGATTGGGAAATGGCAGAGTTCACGAAGGCTTTGCAGGAGTATCTTGTCGAGTCTCGAAAGGATACCGGAACGGCCATCAACGAAAAAGCCGTGCGGGTTGCTTTTACTGCCAGTAAAAACATGCCCTCGGCCATTGAAGTAAAAGCCCAAATCAGCACCGATCACCCAAAGGGGAGTTCGATTTGGCACGCCATCGCAACCGGGAAAACCAAGTTTGGCATCACCAAATTCGGAGCAGCAGTAAGAGGGCAGGGCAACAAAAAGATCGCCGATCAAATCTACGCGTCTCGAGTCAGGCACGCTGGTTATTCCAGATCTCTTTTTCTTAAACTCGCGAGCGATCTTGGCGGGAAGGTTCGCGCAGTGAAAAAAGTGGCATCTATCGACAACGCAAAAGGCAAAAAGGCCAACGAAGGCGGAAAGAAAGATTTCATGGCCGCAGTCTTGCAAATCCTCGGCGTCGATCAAGAGCATGGCGGAAAACTGGATCGCGCGATTGCCTCGGCCTTGACAACGGAGGCGGCAGACATGCGGAAATACATCGAGGCCAAGATCGCCAAACGCGCCCAGGCCCACTCAGGCAGATAATGCAACGGTTCAGCATCAAACAGCTCTCGTCGATGTTTCGCACCAACCGCGAGACAGTCGAAAAACGCGCCTCGCACCTAGGGCTGAAATTCGAAGAAGGCGACAAGGGCGCAAAGCTCTACGACATCTTCGAAATCGCTCAGCTTCGCCCTCCACCAGCTCGCAGTGAGGGCGCAATGTCCTTGGAGGAGGCGAGGACGCGAGAGGCTACAGCACGCGCAGAGGGGCTGGAAATGGACAATGCGCGGAAGCGCCGGGAACTGGCCAACGTAGACGAGATAATGGCCGCGCAAAATGTCCTCTTTGACGAGATCGCCGCGATGATCAAAAAGTCCAAGATGAGCGACGCCGAAAAGGAGGATTGTCTGAGCGTGATCTCCTCGGTTCCTCGGAAATGCTGGGGCGAGCTTTAAACGTTACCGGGAGGCGCCGGCGCTTTCCCAATTGCCGTAGATAGCCCTGCTGCTTCCAACTTGGCGTTGTCGGCCTCATTCTCGGCAATGATCTTGTCGATGTTTAAGCCGCGATCCTTGGCCGCACGCTCGCGCGAATTAAGTGAAAGAGCGATTTCGCGCTCAATGGCCTCGATGTCGCCGACCGGATCGACCCAAGTCCAAGTCCTGCCGGAAAACTCGACATGGGAGAGGCGGTCGAAGTCGAGGAGGGTATAGCCTTCAATCCTGCCCATTAACAGGGCCATTCGTAGCCAACGCTCGAAAAGCGGAATCTCAAACGTGTCGATGAACCAAGAATGAAGAATCTTGTAAATGTCGCGCTCTGAAAGGACGCCCTGCCGGATGGACGAATACGAAACGCCTTCCAAGTCTTGTGCCCAAGTGTTGTAATTGACGTAAATGCCGGGGCTGACGCCGCGCAGAATGGCCTTGCGGAAATCAGGCATCGCACTATTCGGATGCGCGGGATCAATCATCTGGGCCTCGACGCCGTGGGGAAGCGTTTCAAACGTGCCTGGTGCGGAGGGCGCAATGGCTTTGCCGTCGTCGTCCTCATCGCCAGTGTATTGGGCTTCTCCGGTCTGTTTGAAAAAGCCTAGCTTGTTGGCGCTGATACGGGCGGCGATCACCTCGGCCTCCTCAAACTTGGCAAGATGGCGAAGGCGAAGGAGGGCATTGGCAAGCCACGAATAGCCTTGGCTCTGGTTGATCCGTCGAGCAAGGAAGGTGTGGATCATGTTGTCACCAGGCACTGCGAACGTCTCGCGAGTGTAGCGACCGCTCTTCGGGTCCATCTTGCGCAAGTGATACCGAATCGGCTCATCCCACTCGTCAAACTCGACGCCCATGTAGATACGGGCGGCATCGTTCCGGTGGTGCGGATCGAGCGCGTCAATCTCGATGCCCTGCGCGGCAAAGCGGAAATCGTTTTTAGGGAAGCCCTCAATGGTGCGGGTCAAAAAGCCACCATCGCGAACCGCAGACCGCAAGGCGAGACGCTCAAAAGCAGCGCGTGAAAACTGGCGCGTGACATCGAAATTGCCACGCCGGGAGAAATCTTCCCAAGCCTCCTCGACCTTCGCTCTCGCGTTGTTGTCGGCGCTGTTCGACAAGCCCTTTTTGCTCCTCGCATCTGCTCGACGGGCGAGCGATTTCATGCGGATACCATGCTGGCCGATGACGTTGGATTCCAAAGCCATCAACGCGCCCTCGATGTAGCCGTCATTCCTCTCAGAATCCCGCGCACGGTCGCGCAGTGACTTGGCGTCCTGCTTGATCGCGTTATCCGCTGGGCCTGTCCCGGCGACCCAATCGTTGGTGTATCGAGTCCCCTTGGCCGCGTCGAAATTGCGCGTGCGGATGGGCTTGTTGTTGGGGCCGTAGAGAAGAGGTTTCATTCGAATCTAGAGTAAATGGTGCGACCGTTGGAAAGGCCAGCGTCTGCGCGAGCCTTGGCGATCTCGGTGTCGAGGTCGCGCCGGTATTTGGTCAAAAGCTCGCGAGCGTCCATCAAAGATATCTTGGTAATCGGCACGCCTCCGACCGTGTAAGTCTCAAGCCCTCGGCCTTCGTCGTCGCTGATTCGGCCTTCAAGGTGGGCTTCCAAAGCTTTAACCATTTTCCGCGCATGACTAGGCAGCGGGGCGCGATCTGGCGGGGCTTGTAGCGTGATATTTCCGATGGACTCAACTGACCGAATCCCGGCCACCTCAAGCGTCAGTGCAACAACGTAAATCCCGGCTGGCAGGTTGGCCGTCTTTTCCGGCGGATAGGTAGCGGTTGCCGTTGTATCCGATACTGACAGCGGAACCGTGACAACGTCGCCCGTGTCAATGCTGCGAAAATGAGCGGATCCTGTAGCGCCTGACGTTACGGTCGCCGTAAATTCGATGGATTCGCCGCAGAATGCACGGGAGGGTAAAGCTGCCATGCCGATGCCTCCACAAAACAAAGCCCGATTTCAAGGGCTTTTAGTCAATCGGCTACGAAATCGAGAGTATATTCGCGCTCTTTACCTCGATCAGGCACGTTCTTGGCCGCATATTCAGCGTATTTTTTGGCAATCGTGGCAAAGGCAATGTCGAGCTTTTTGGCGGCGGCAATGTTGTAGACGCGAACGTCGAGCGGTTCGTTCCGGTCGCGCTTGTCCTTTTTATCAAAGAACTCATAAAAGCTCCCGTCTTGTCCTTTCTTGAGCGTCACCTTCTCGATCAAGAGGCGCTGGAAATATTCCGGCGTATAACCATGGCCGCTGGGGAAATGCATGTAATTATGCGGATAGATGGAAGATTTGCGATCTTGGCGGAGGGCCGCGTTTTGGTAGATCATGCTCTTGCATTCGTGCGTGCCAATCTCAAAAAACGTCCCGCGCTTTTCCCGTTTCGGCTGTGAGACGATGGGCTTGCCCAAGACGGTCGAGCCGAAGATCGCAAAGACGCCTCGAGCTTGCCTGACCTTGGTAAATGCCAGCACCTGGGCCTGCCGGTATTTCGAGTCGATAAAAACGGAGGCAGCTCGCAGCACCTTGCCGCACGGGTGCAGGAATTCGGTCTGGAGCAGGGCATCGAGCTTTTGCCACACTTCCGGCTCCATCGTGCCGCCGCTCAAAATGTGATACCCCAGCCCCCACGTTTGGCCGTTTGCGCCATGGCCGACAAACTCAAACTCCAAACGGTCGCCCTGAACGTCGCAACCTCCTGTCACGACCAGCACGCCACCGGGAATCTTAAACTGGTTTTCAGTTACGCGCTCCAAATAATCGTAAGCCTCCTGAGCAAGGCCCACCGGATCCGGCATCTCTTCCTCGGGCGCCTGGTAAGTCTCGGCGTCAAAGGTGTTAATCAGGACGCGCTTGGCCTTTTCTCGATTGTCTGCCGCCTCGATCTTCAGCTCCTCGACCGCCGCCCAATGCAGATGACTCGCGAATCCCTTTTGGGGAGGATGCGGCGACATCATGCGGGATCCGTGAAAGCCTGCGATGCCGTTAAATGGCCGCGTCGCCTGCCATCTGCCGTTTCGAATCATCTCCATGCGCTCCGCATCGGTGATTCGACATTCGCTCTCGGGGCATTCAATCCACGCGTCCTCGGGCTTGTCGCGGTCATATTTGAGCTGGCGTCGGTGCAGGACAAACTCCTTTGAGCAATGGGGGCAGGGCGCGATCCAAACCCGCCAATCAGATTGCAGCATCAGCGCCTCGATCTTGCTCTTGCCTTTGACGCTTGGATACGATGCCGCAATCTTGATTGTGTCCGCATATTCGGAACCTCGGACCCAAAAGATCTCGAGCGGGTCGCCTTCGTCGCTCTCGGTCGATTCGATGGCGTCGATCTCGTCCGCGAAAAGGAAGTTGCCCTTTGCCCTCCGCATCTCACCTGGAGCGTTGGAACCGAAGGCATTGACCAAACCACCAGGGAAAAGTTTATGGAGGATTGTATTGCCGCTTTTGCGCCGGCCAGAATCGTCGCCGATGAGCGAGGCAAGATCGGGCGTCGGATTGACCAGCTCGCCCATGAGCGTCTCCTTTGACCATTTCTCGGTCTGCGAGATCGTCGGATACATGACAAGGACTCGGCGAGGCGCCTCGGCGATGCTATGGCCGATCTGGTTCATGACCACCTCGGTTTTGCCCATCCGGCTGGCGAGCATGTAAACCGTCATCTGCACGCGCGGATCGTAGGGCGCTTCCATCATTTCGCGCTGATACGGAGCGAAATCAAAGCGAAAGCGTCTGCCGCCCTCCATTCGTCGGACCTTCTCCGACCATTCCGGCGCGGTCATGGTGCGCTGAAATCTAAAGGCGCGCTCTAAGTGCCTGAGAGTTCCCCGGTAATACCGATCAAGTGCCGCCTCGTTCATTTTTTGGAACCGTCAAACAGGTTGCCCGTGACTCAACAATGCTGGAGCCAACGTCACCAATTGAGAAAATTGTT